TCTAGTGGAGACTTCTTGTTCATGTTCTCCTCGTGCTTTTGCCAACGAGTTTTAATTTCGTTGATTAGTTTTTTATTTTCTTCTGTTGCTTCTACTGAGATTTTCATAGTGACTCCAATTTAAAACCATCACCAACATCCACAATCTTTATCTTGCCTTTGTGGATACCATACAGCATCACTGCCATAGCAGTGTTCTGTTTCTTCAAGTCGCTAGTTAGTTGAAAGTTGAAGTAAGCCAAGCCTAGATTCAATGCTATCAATGTAGCTTCTAATACAGTTAGTTCAATCATAAGTACCTCATTATGTAATCTTGCCAATGCGTTGTATCTGAGAAGAGACAAGCATCTATCTCATGTTTAGCTGCCCAGTCCAAGTATGTGGTGTTACTCTTCTTAGACAGCCCCTGGTTGCGTTGTAGCACGTAGAGAATGGTGATCTCTGGGTGCTGCTGTTTGATGAGCACAGCCTTCTTTCTATCTGTTCCAGTCCATAGACCCTTGGTTTCTATGTAGACGTTATTAGTAACAGTGAAGTCAGGTGTGTAGGTATGGTTGCTTGCAGGTATTACGTACTTGATCTTGTCTTGTTCGTACCCTAGCTTCCATCCCTTTGCTTCGCAAGCTGCTTGGAATCTAGACTCTAAGCCGCTGCGATACCCTGCTGGGTTATGTCGTTTAGGTCTTGGCATTAAGTCTTTCTTCACGTACCTTCATAAAGTTATCTGCCCATGCAAATGAAGTCTCTATGACATTAACTGAAGTTATTTCTCCTTCGCTAATCATTTTAAGTACAGCATCTTTGCTGCCTAACTCACTGAGCATTGCTACAGCTACGTACTCACGCATAGTCATGTGCTGCATGTTTATGTCTTTAGTCATGTTGTTCCTGTGTGATTGGTGGTTCCCAACTATCGTTGGGCTTCTGCCATATGTATAGCAGCTTCATGTTGAGATGAAAGCGTTCATCATCGCTATAGAGTTCACGGCACTTGTCGTACCACTCTTCAGGCAATAGCTCCTCTAGTGCTCGCTCTGCCTTTACTGGTCCTATGCCAGCTACGCCAATGATGTTGTCACTGCGATCCCCTATGAGGCTTTGCATGTACAAGAACTTTAAGCCTTGGTCTGGAGTTACCTCCTGAAAGACTTTCTTTACAAAGTTGTAGTGTTTACCTGGGATCTGTAATAAATCTTTGTCTATGCTGCAGATGACTGTTGTTCCACCTTCCTTGTCTTGTTGTATGCCCATCTCATCGTCTGCTTCGTAGCCGTTGCAGATGATTGCTTTGTGCTGTGTTACTAGGAACTCTCGTACTGCTTGCCAGTGTGTTGGTCTCTCGTCAGGTCTGTTAGCCTTGTAGCTAGGTGCTATGTCCCTACGGAAATTGCCACTACCTGTTAGGTAAACGCTGTAAGACGTAGCACCTGTATCAGCCAAGATGTCTTGAATCATTTGGTCAGCCCTGGCTTGAGCTATCCATTGTTCATCTTCGTTAGCTGATGCTGCTCCACGATAGACAACAATATCTCCGTCAATTAGTGCTCTCATTTATATCTTTCTAAAAAATGGGAGCGTATTGCTACGCCCCCAAAGATCACTCAACGGCAGATTCTGCTTCAGCTTCTGCTAAGTCTAAATCACCTGCTGTGTAAGCTTCAAACTTACGAGCAAGAGAAATAACAAAGTCAAGATTGCTTCCTTCTAACTCAAAAGGCTTGCCACCACGAGCAGCTATGTAGATATCAGTAGCACGAGCTAGTGCGTTCTGACGAACAATAGCGCGATCTCCATGTAGAGGAGGGATTGGAAACACCTTAGCTGCATAGCCGCTGCCAGTTGTTCTAGGCACTGCTACTGCAGTGTTACTAGTAGCTTCTGGTGGAGGTGTTGCTGCTCCTTTACGGAGAACGTTGACTGCTTTGGTTTCAAGACCATAAGTACCTGTGTTGCCATCAAACTCTACTTCATCTCCCGCACCTGCGTTAGGGTTCTTAAAGCCACATTTAACCCATGTGCCATTAACCTTAAGAGAATAAGTAGGCTTGCTACCAAACTTAGTATTTACGTCTTTTGTAGAGATTGCCTCTACGATGCCTGTCATCATTGTCATTTCATAACTCTTTCATATCAAACCAATTTTTACCAACTGAGACTCCTGCATTGAGCTTCAGAGCCAGTGGCACTTTAAATCTTTCCTCAAAGTACTTGTGCGTGTCTTTGAGTATTGTTGTTATCTCCTTTATAAAAGCGTCCGCAGCATCGCCTTGGACATCAAACATTAGAGAGTCGTGAATAGTGTTAACCATCTTCACATCATCTCTGCCTTCTAAGCTTCTGAAGATAATGCCCAACATCATTGGGACAATATCGCCAGTTGCTAGACCTTGGATCGGGTAGTTCTTCAATTCAGTTGGGCTGAAATTGTAGGTCCTACTAGACCAACTACTCTCGTTGAAATATTCCTTAAACAAAAACTTACGTCCTGTCTCAGTATTTAAAACAAACGTCTTTACTTTCTCTCGGAATCCATCATCATCTAGTTCGTATGTAGACTTGCTTTCTACCTCTTCTGCGAACTTAGTGTGCCACTCTCCTACCTGTGGATAGCGTGTATAGAACACATCTACAAACTTCTTAGCTTCATCTAGGCTACAGCCTGCTTGCTTCGCAATGGCTTTAGCACCAGCACCATAGATCAATTGGAATGTTCTTGCCTTGAATGGTTTACGTTCCTCCTTTGTTGGTGGTCTACCAAACATACCTTCGTACAAAGCACTATGTATATCAATGCCACCTGATATATCTTTGATGAGTTGTTTGTCTCTAGTAACATGAGCCAGAGCTACAACTTCTAGTTGATTGAAGTCAACCTCGACAATCACACCATCATTAAACCTTGAATTAAAGATTTGTTTGATAGGGTTGTTGCTGATGTTTTGTAGATTGGGATTAGTTGATGACAAGCGACCTGTAACAGTTGCTGTGTGATTCAACTTACCATGTATGAAGTCACCTATAACGTGCTTGCTAAGCCCTTGTACATAGGTTGAGAGCTGCTTTGATAGCTCACGATACTCCAGTAGTTTCTCAATGATCTTGATAGCTTCTGGATCGAACGTATGCTTGAGCATGTCATTCAACACAGAGTCATCTACCGAGATCTGTCCAGTCTTAGCAGACACCTTGTCAGGGTCTGGTGTGTATCTAATGAATGGCTTTACATCTATGGTTTTATCCATGAGCTTGTACTTAGTCTTACCATTCTTGTAGATACCAACTTCTTCCTTAACTCTGATCTTCTTCTTACCGCCAAAGAAGAACTGAGACCATTGCTTAGGACTGTTGATATCTTCAATCATGTGTTTGAAAGCTAGATCCTCTAGGTCAAGTTTGCATTCAACATACACGTTAACAACTTCTACTGTGTACTCATCAAGCCTTGCTTTGTCAATGTGCAAGCCATTGAACTGCATCTCTGTTGTTGCATGGAGTGCTTCCATCTGAGAGAGTATGAGAGGCAGCTGTTCGTTTGCTAGTGCTCGTTTGTACTGCATCATTGCAATCTGTACAGTGTTCTGTACATCTTGTTCTAGATATGGAATGAGTTCTTCTTCGGGTATCTTGTCAGAGCCAAGACCAGCCTGAAAGTATTTCTTAATGCCATCATCCTTGATAGGTAAGCCATACTTGATTGACAACTCATCGAGACTTGAGAACTTAGTTTGTTGAGCACTGAGAATGTACTCTGCTAACTGTGTGTCCCAAATCTTTCTACGTTGTAGTTCGTACTGCAAGTCAGTGCTAGTCTTGTAGAGATACATCAAATCAAAAGATATGTTGTGTCCACAGATAAAAGCATCTGGTCTTTGTACTCGTAGTAAGTACTCAAACTTATCTTGATCATACGTAGTAAATGTATTGGTTACATCACTGCTGCCACATAGTCCGAAGGCTATAGCTCTGTTGTCTGGGTGCATAGGATGAGCTAGTCCTACGTCATCATCGCCATTGAGCGTTGTCTCAACGTCAATAGCTATAAATGTTTTGGTCATGGTTTTCCAAAAGCTTTCTTAAAAGGTTACTCGTATCTAGCCCTGATGGGGTCGATGGTTACTAGAAATTGTCCGTGTCTATCTGACTCGACTTGTTTGCTTCCTCCTCCTGGTAGTTTGTTCTTAGGAACATTGATGGTACGTATCATTTCTTCTTCGGGACTCTTAGGTTCTTTGTACTTGCCTATGGTTATGACGACATCAGCTTCACCTGGTTTGTCTGTCTTAGAGCCACGCAGTGCATCCAATCCTATGAATGGTGGGTCTTTCATTTCTACTGCTGACGCAGACAATTGTGATGCTGCAATAACTGGACCATACGATCTTGCAAGTTCTCTTGCCCACTTGTATATCTTGCCCAGCTTAAGATCTTCACGTTCGTCTGACTTGAAGCCATCAACCTTGTCGAGCTGATCAAAGATGATCAGTCCTGGATTAACTTCTCTGAACAGTGTCTCCAGATCACGCACATTATTCATGTCCTTAGTAACACGGATCTTGTCTTTGTTACCACCCATCAGTGCTGCGTAGTCAACCATTGCTTTCTTGGAGTCAGCAATGATTATCTTGCTCTCTATTCCTAGTGCTGCTTGAACAATTCTAAAGAACACAACTGAAGATTCTTCTTCGTTGTTGACCCACACAACTGGTCTGTCTTTTGGCAACTGCTGTGCTAGGTAGCTAACCTCACTCGCTAGGAATGTAGTCTTACCCACTTCTACACGAGCAGCAACAATAACGAAATTCCCAGTACGTAGAGGACCAAGAGAACGATTGAGTGCATCCAGTCTCCATTCATAACCAGAGCTAGTGATCCTGTCAGCAATAGCAGACAAGTCAGCAGATACAAATAACTCATCTTTTTCTATGTACCTTTCTACATCTTTGAGTGCGTTGGTTGCTAGTATGTGTACGTGCTCTAAGTCACTAGAGCCTTCCTTAACTTTCTCACACTCTTCCATGATGAGAGCTAAGTAGTCCAACTCAATGAGAGTCTTGACAACTTCTTCGTGTGCATGGTGTGGAACAAACGACTTAGCTTTGCTAAGCATCATTCGTAGTTTCACAATAGAGTCGTCTGTAAGACGCTTACTCTGATCTGCTATTAGGAACGCACTGAATGAGTCCCAAGCAAAGTCTGTAACTGAAGGAAAGGTTTTGTAGTACTTGTCCATCCCGTCAAGGATGGTGTTGGTTTCTTTCATAACTACATGCGGCTTGATATACCGCCTGTACTTTGAGAGGTTCTCTTTGCTCTTAGCGCAAAGATATAGAACGTCATAGTCCATCTGTTCTCGCTTTCATCATTGCGTCTGCCAGTAAATATGCGCCTTTAGCAAGATGGTCTTGGTCAGTGAACAATTTGGTTTGCTGACTAGCACAAATGCCTTCCAAAGCCTTAGCCGCAAAGTAATCACGCAAGGTCATACCATACACATTGCTGTAATGAGAATTTGGAAATGCTGGTATATTTTTCATCTACTTCCTTTAAATTAGTATGCTCACAAGCTCTGCTGGTGTGCATTCTTTTGGTTCTTTATCTATACCAAACATTGCTAGTTTGGTTTCTGTTGGTAAGAAGTGTTGTAGTTTCTTAAATGCTTTAGTTGTTCCCTCCATTCCTGCTTCATCTGGATCTAGCCAAATACATACTGTGTCGAACTCAAGCTCATAGATTTGAGCTAGTGTTCTATCCGAGATAGTTGTTCTTAGTAACGCTACAGAGCTGAGCTTTGTGTTCTTGTGTACCCTGTATGCACTAAGATAGTCTTCACAAAGCACCAATGTTTTACCTCCTGTATGAAACCAGCTTGCATCTCCTTTGGAGTTGCTGTTGGTGTAGTACGTTATGTACTTTGGTTCTGCTTTGAGGTTGCGTATTTGCCAGCCTATCGGCTGTTGTTCTGGGTTGTAGAGGGTCAAGGCTACTTTGTGCCTTTCCCCTTCTATGCCATTGAAGTTGCTGTCTTCTGCGTTGCAGAAGTTGCTGCGTAGCCACACCGTACCTTCGGTACTGAGTGCCGCTAGACGCGGCTTTGTGGCTGCTGTAGTTGTTGTTGCTTTCTTGTTTACCCAGGTAGACAATCTGTCTTGGGATAGTCCGTCTGAAGCAAAGCCAGACTCAGTGCAATGGTGGCAATAAGCCACCAATCCTTTCTCTGTACGCTTGATATACAACCTACGCTTATTGTCATCACCAGCTGAGCATCCAATGTGATTCACATGGATCTGCTGTCCCATGTTACTAGGAGCATTTGCTAGGATTAGTTTGCGATCAATCATCTAACCTAGTGTCATTAAGATTTATTAGTTCATCACAAACATGTTTGATAACGTACTCTGTATATGCTTTTAAATTATCTGGTGGAAACAAAACAGAGTCTTTAACAAAATGTCCATCAGAATAAAATCTTCCTGGATACAGAGTTGGCTTTGAATGTTCCATTGCTTTTCTAATTAACTCGTTAAGTTCCATGTGTTCTTTCTAAAGCACAAAATAGATAGCCTTCCCCTAGAGGAAGACTATGTGGTTTTATGTTTTAGTTTTCGGAGGTTCCATATACCTTAGCAAAAAGCTCGCCAGCAACTTTACGTTGTGTGTCGTTCAATTTGTTGAGGTATACAAGTGTGAATGCTGACTTGAGAGTAGCACCGACACTTACTTTTCTACAGATACCAAACAAGGTACGTGGTGAAACAGTGAGACTGAACTGACCTGACTTGTAACCTTGACGAATAAGGTTAGCAAGTTTGACAAGTTCCTTAGCTGCTTTACCAGTGACTGTTGTTGGATACTTAGATGTGATGATCTTCTCTTCCACTGCTGCTGGTAGATAGTCAACGAATACTGCTGTACCAAACCTATCAAGAGTTGCTGAGTTCTGTACGTTAGTGCCTGCATGAGCACCTGTGTCATCACCCTGACCTTGTGTGTTACCAATAGCAACAAGCCTAAAGTCCTTGTGAGGAATGATCTGCTTGTCCTTGGTACTACCTGGCATCTCCTTCAAGAAAAGCTTGCCATCGTCTTCTAAGAGCCACTGTAGACCCATTGAGATCTCTGGAGGAGTTACATCCCACTCATCCCATGCAAAGACAGCACCATACTTGACTGCTTCTGTTGCTGCACCATCTACCCAGATTGTTGAACCATCCTTAGCCGTTAGCTGACCAAAGATCATTGAGGAATCCATATCCCCAGTGCAATTAACCCGAACAAAAGGGCGATAAGTACGAGCACACAACTGCTCAATAAGACTAGATTTACCAGCCCCTGTAGGACCGTAGCAAAGTACTTTCTCATTTAACTCCCATGCTTGAAGAATGTTAGAAGCAAGTTTTGGATCAATCACGTATGTTGGATTGATACTAGGAACAAATGCAGCGATACGCTCATCCCAATCAGACTCACTGAAGATTGTTACTCCAAAGTCGTGGTCAACTGGCTGACCGATAATCTCTGAGAGATATGCTTGATTAGGTTTAAGACCTGTTGTAGGTGATCCTGCCATGAGTTCTTCTACTGTGTCACATTCTGTTGTTGTTTCATGTGAAACATCTGTTGATGCTTCTGCTACTTTTGGTGGCTTACGTTTGTCAAGAGCTTCTTTCAAAGCTTTCTTAACAAGGTCTTCCACCTTCGGTGATGGTGGTTTTACGGGACTTGTCATTTAAGAATTTTCCTTTCTATTAACTCAATCAACTTGCTCGGTATTTCTTCTGGTTCTCTGACAACACTGTGAGCTTTGTAGTAGTGAGTAACTGCGTCACTACACAAACCTAACCCGTATATGTCAATAGACTTCGATGCTTCTATCTCTTTAATAACTTTCTCAGTGAACTCTTCTAAGCCATGTGATG